GAAGGTCATACTTATGTTATGACGGTTGATGTATCTCGTGGTAAAGGATTAGATTATAGTACATTTAATGTAATAGATATCACAAAAATGCCTTATAAACAGGTCTGTACCTATAGAGATAACACTGTAAGTCCGGTGGATTTCGCAGCTATTATATATAGAATAGGATTAATGTACAATGAGAGTGCAATACTTATCGAAATCAACGATATCGGTGAACAAGTATCTGATGTACTCTTAATGGACTATGGGTATGAGAATCTTCTTTATACTGAAAATGCTGGAAGGTCTGGAAAAAGAATTTCAAGCGGGTTTGGAAAAAGAGTAGATAATGGCATAAGAACAACAAAAAGTGTTAAAAGTATCGGTTGTTCTATATTAAAATTGCTGATTGAACAAAATCAGCTTATTTTACAGGATTATAACACAATACAAGAGTTATCACGATTTAGTAAAAGAGGGTCTTCTTACGAAGCAGAATCTGGAGCACACGATGATTTGGTAATGAATTTAGTTATCTTTTCATGGTTAACAGACCAAACGTTTTTTAAAGACCTTACTGATATTAATACAATGATGCGTTTAAGACAGAAAACAGAGGAACAAATAGAGCAAGATTTGTTACCATTTGGTTTTATTGATGATGGAGGAGATATTCCTGGCGATGATGGTTTTGACCTCGTAAGAGAATCATGGCAAATCTGATAAATGCTAAATATTATAAATAATAACAGTGATAACTAATTTTTAGACTAAGATTTTAAATAGATAATTTTAAAGGAGAAATAATATGGCTTTTTCCGTAAGTCCTTCGGTAATAGTTCGTGAAGTGGACGCATCAGCAGCGGTTCCTGCCATCGCAACGCCACCTGCCGCTATTGCAGGTGTTTTTAGATGGGGTCCGGTAGGTGAAACAGTTCTTGTTTCTTCAGAGAATGAGTTAGTAGCAAGATTTGGTACACCAACCAACGATAACTACGAAACATTCTTTGTAGCAGCAGATTACCTTTCATATGCGAATGCTCTTTACGTAGCTAGAGTAGACAATGGTGCTGATAAAGCATCGGCATCAGATACATCAAGTGCAAATACACAATTACATACATTCGGCGCATTCGACGCAAAATATCCAGGAGCTCTAGGTAACTCTTTAGAAGTTGGATATGTTAAGTCTGATAAATTCGAATCTGATGTAATTGCTGTTGGAGACGTATCTGCTAGTAAATTAACAGGTAACACACAAGTTTCACAAACATTAGATTTTAACGCAACACAAGTTGTATTTGAAGTAGTACCTGCAAGTGCTTTAGATTCTAACGAATTTGAAGTTGATGATATCATCACAATCGGTAATGATTCTGTTGGATATCAAGATATTCCAGTAACAAGTTTTACTGAAGCAACTCTTGCATCGGATGGTACACCCACAGCAAATACTTCATTAATTGTATCACATCAATATACAGTCGGTTTAGGTAATTCCTACAGATTAGCAGAAAGTGATTTAAACAAATTATCACTTAACCGCAAATGGAAATACCACAGCTTATTTGGTAGAGCTCCACAATCTGGTAACTATCATGTTATCGTAATTGATGAAGATGGAGATATTTCAGGTGAAGCAGGTGCAGCATTAGAGTTATACGAAGATGTTTCGACAACTTCAACTGCAAAACTTTCTGATGGTTCAACAAACTACTATAAAGATGTAATTTTAAATAAATCAAGTTGGGTAGAAGTTGCTAATACAACACATTTTGAAGCATCAGCACAAAATAGCACATACGAAAGTTTAGCATTAGGTACTGATGGTACTTCAGAGAGTGCTACAACTCTTGGTGCTCTAGCAAGTGGATACGACTTATTTAAGAACTCAAATGAAATTGATGTTTCTTTCGTATTACAAGGTAAGGGTGATAACTCTGGTAATCTTGCAAATTACATTATTAGTAATATTGCAGATTATAGAAAAGACGCTGTTGCTTTCATCTCACCTTCTAAAGAAGCTGTTGTTGACGAAAACAAAACAAATACAAAACTATCTAACGTAATTGCATACAGAAACGCTTTACAAAATAGTTCATACTTCTTTATGGATTCTGGATATAAGTACAGATACGACAAGTACAACGATGTATACAGATATGTACCATTAAATGGTGATACTGCAGGACTTGCTTCAAGAGTTGAACCTTTTGAATCTCCAGCAGGCTTCCGTAAGGGCGTAATTAAGAATGTTGTTAAACTCGCGTTTAACCCTAATAAAGCTCAACGTGACCAATTATACAGCAAAGATATTAACCCAGTAATGAGTCAAGTAGGACAAGGTATTGTACTATTTGGTGATAAGACTGGATTAGGTCTACCAAGCGCATTTGACAGACTGAATGTTCGTAGATTGTTTATCTCTGTTGAAAAGGCGATCGCAAATGCAGCTCAATCATTCTTATTTGAATTAAATGACGAGTTTTCTCAAACACAGTTTAAGAATATCGTCGAACCTTTCTTAAGAGAAATTCAAGGGCGTAGAGGAATTATTGATTTCAGAGTAATAGCTGATGCATCAGTAAATACACCTGCAGTTGTTGACCAAGGTAAATTTAAAGCTAATATCTTTATTAAGCCTGCAAGGTCAATCAACGTTATTGAATTAACCTTTGTGGCGACACGAAGCGGAATTGAGTTTGAAGAAATTGTTGGCTCAATCGGTTAATAAATAGTATAAAAGGAGAATACGAACATGGCATTTAATATTAATGAATTTAAATCACAACTAGTTGGTGGTGGTGCACGTCCTAGTCTGTTCCAAGTTCAAATCCTTAACCCTGTCGCCCCAGAAGCAGATTTTAAAGTTCCATTTATGTGTAGAGCAGCTGGTATTCCAGCATCTACCGTAGGGTCCTTTAACACTAACTACTTCGGTCGTCAAGTTAAGTATGCAGGTGATAGAACATTTGCAGATTGGACTGTAACAATTATAAACGACGAAGACTTTATAGTAAGAAACGGAATGGAAGCGTGGATGAATTCTATCAATACACACGATAGTAACCTACGTGCACTTCCGCAAGACTATAAATCAAATGGTATTATTACACAATATAGTAAAGATGGAGACGCAATTAGAACATACGTCTTTGAAGGGATGTATCCAACCCAGGTAGACCAAATCACTATGGATTGGTCAACAGTTGACACTATCGAAGAATTTACGGTAACGTTCAGCTATGACTTCTGGCGTGTTGAAGGTTCAACTGGAATCCCAACAACCTAATTTAGGTATATAACATGAAAATTTTTGGCTTTGAAATAACGAGGCCACAAGATGATACGAATAAAAATTTAGTTTCATTTGTGGCACCTCAAAATGATGATGGGGCAATTACTGTTTCTAGTAATTCCCTTGGTGGTTTTTATAGTACGATATTGGATATGGAAGGTTCCGCTAAGTCGGAATCTGAGCTTATCACAAAATATCGTAATATGGCAATGCAACCTGAAATTGCTCAGGCTGTAGATGATGTCGTTAACGAAGCGATATCAGTAGAAATGGACGAAAGCGTTGTAGAGATTACTCTTGGTGAAACTGATTTACCAGATAAAGTAAAAAATCGCATCGTAGAAGAATTTGGTAATATCGTTGCTATGCTAGATATGGCAAACAATGGTTACGATATGTTTCACAAATTCTACGTTGATGGTAGATTAAACTACCATATTATAATTGACCCTAAGAATATTAAAAAGGGTATACAAGAACTTCGTTATTGCGACCCTCGTAAATTAAAATTAATACGAGAAGTTGACAAGAAGAGTAAGGACCCACATAGTGGGTATCCTACTAAAAAGATTAAAAATGAGTATTATATGTACTCAGACAATGGATTTGGTGCAACTAGTGCTTCAGGAAGCACGGTAGGTTTTAGAATCGCTAAAGACAGTATAGCTCGAGTAACATCGGG